TGTTTTCGACAGCTCTTTTTACACTTATATGAAGCGGCGCGCGATAAATCAACGCGATTTTGTGAGATAAATGCCCAGTTTTTTAATTTCGCATGTTGCAAACGAATTGCTTATATTGAAACCTGAGTGGGTAATCTCTTTGATCCTGGATCTTCATCCCACAGTTTTGTAATCGTTGTTTCCCCGCCTATTGTCTCAACATAAAATGTCTCTGGGGCGTCATTGCTTTGCAGTTGTATCGTACTAAAAACACCAACCGTTTTTGTGTCACTATCTCTACGAATCTGCCAGGGTTGTATTGATGAACTTAGCCCTGTTTGATCGATAGCATTGATGCGCAAAGAGTCGTCAAATGACCATGCGTTAAAAACAAAGCCCGAGGGGATTGGCGCAATCGTTTGCTCATCGTGTCTAAAAAGTAAGGGGAATGTTGACGAGGTTAATTGATCAGGTGTCGGGCTTTCGCCTTCTGATAAATCGTAAACATTAACTGACCAACCGACCGCCGCCGTTGTAACGCTTGGATCTGGATAATAGGCAAGCTCACCGGTTAGTCGCACAGGAAGCACCTGATCAATCTCGCCAAGGACATAAATGTCATTTAAAAAGTCCGCGTAATACAACTCAATGACATGGCGCGCGTTAGCTGCAAGATATTTAGCCCGGTTTGTATCTAAGCCTCCGCTTGCGCTGTTATTGCCCTGGTTCAATATTTGCGTGATCAAGGTCTCTGTTATCGTTTTTTCAACAACCGCCCCTGTCAACATATCTATTTTGACAGCCTTAACCGCTTCGGTGAGTGTGCTGACGAATAAGCCTATCGGGTAAGCGTCAGGCTGTGGGCTTGTTGAATAGATAGATTCTTTTTTGATAAAACAAAAAAAGCTTTTTAAGCCGTCCGTTTCGTCGTCATACTCTATTAAATGGTATCCGCCTAATATACTGGCCGCGTCTCTGTTATAAAGGGCAATGCCGGAATAATCAGGGCTAAACTCCATTGACTGCTGTGTCAAATTAAGTGAGTAAAGCAACGACCGGCTAAGCTCTGTGCTTGACGATCCAAGCATAACCTTCTCTATTCTTAATAAGCGGGCAAACAGTGTGCTGTTTATTTTTGCGCACGAGACTAAAACCGCAAATGATTGAGCTGATGAGCCTATTCCAAATCTATGCCGTAAATGTCCAACTGATAACGCAGCATAGGGGGGGAATCGTGGCGGACTGCCACTGGGCAGCAACACAACGCCGCTCGTTAAAAAAGCCCTACCACCACTTGACCCGCCGTATGTGTCCGACTCTTCTAATGTAAAAAACATTAATCTTGCTGCGCCACTAGCGTTGCCTGTATCTCTAAATTCAAGCGGGCATAAGCCATCGCTGTAATAGCTTGCATCGGCATAGCGGCCAGTAAAAGCGGACATTTCAGCAGTTAAATGTCCGGTCATAACGCCTATATTTTCATCGTCGTTTTTGCCGTCAAACGTAATGTTTAAAATTCCGCCAGCACTATGAAAAAGCGGCGAAACAACAAACGCATAAGATGCTAAATAGGTTGTGAAATATTGGATGCCTTTACGCAAAATGCTGAAGCCGGTCCAGTAAGAGCGTGCCGAGTCTTTAATTTTTACGATAGACGACACAACCGCACCAGGAAACTCAGACATCACAATAGATACGGCTTTTTTGCCCGATACTGCTTCTTTTGAGCCGTTAAATCTTAGCGAGTCTGATCCATTAACCGGCTTTATATAAGGGCTGTACCCTATAAATTTTTTACTCGGGTTAAATTCTTTTAAGGTTAGGTCAAACTCGTTTAAATAGCGATAGATCCCGTCATCGCCGATAAATGCAAAATAGGTACGCTCTTTGTAAAAAATTAGCTTTTTGCCGATGTTTTTATGTCTCCAGCTTTGGCCCGACATTAAATAACCCCGAGTTCGGTTAGTTCTTCGGCCTTAGCGGTAATCATGGGCGCTGATAGCCCAGACGACAGCACGTTTTTATATAACGCAATTTTGCTTTGATCGACTGCACTCAGCGTGTTAACCAGGCCGCTGTATGGCTCTTCAATGTCGATTAGGTAATTATCCTCATAAAGTACGCCCGTCCCAGCGTCATAAAAAACCGCGTGTACCCGCTTTTGTTCGTAGTAAGGGTCTTCCGGGATCAATTCTACTGCCGAATCGGGATAGGTTCCTGTCGCGGGCCAGCCTGGCGGCCGCTCAAATGCACCGTTCTCGGTCAAAACAATAATCGAATAGACCGTAATAACCTCGCGAAAAACAGATGCCCCACTTTGCGCTTGTTGCTCTGCTTCGCGTGTTGCTGTACCAACGCGCACGCCTATTTTTGGCCTGGGTTCTGTTGCAACTAACCCACCGCGCGCTATGGCATCGGGAATTATCAGCGATGTCAGATCCCGGTTAATGCTCATTAAAACTCAATCGCCGCGGCAATCAAAAACGACAGATCGGTATAAACGCCCTGGTCGAGCGTTTGCGGCTCAAATTTGTAATGGATGGGCACCGCGTTTCCTGTGCCCCCTAAAACAGTATGAGATAAGGTTAAGGGCGCGCCTCCCGTTGCTGACGTTAGCCCGCCGCTACTCAGTGCCAATTTAACCGCAGTTGCCGCCGCCCCGGTCAGGGCGTTGGCATCAACCACGCTTAACACAAGCGCGTCAACACCTGGATCTGACGCGGCTTGCAAGGTCAATGCCGCGTTTGTTGACCCCAGATACATCACGCCCGTGACCGCTGCCGGTGCCTCGTCTGCCGTTTGTACCAGCCTGACCGGGGCTAATGTGGTCAAGCCGCTATCGCTATAAAGTTCAAAACTCATACTGTTAACCCGATTTTGTCTAGTGTGACATTTAATGTAAAGACGTTTGATTGCTCAACGAGCAGATCATCGCGCAACTCATCCGCAACCTCCGGGACCTCGACAACAAAACGCTCTTGATATGCGGTCTGTGTGACATAGTTACCAATATAGCCTCGCCAGTCCTCATTATCAGGCGTCGCATCTAAAGGATCTTTTAAATGCAGCTCTAAAAGGGGAGACGTACCGCCAACGCTCACTGGCGCGCTGTCTAAAATTACCGGGGTCGTCAATGTCTGATTAATTGCCCCTGAAACCGGGACTAACTCAATCGCTGTGATTGCGCTTCCGTCATCCAGGTTTAAACGATGCTCTAACGCCTTTATCCTGCCGGTTGCCGTGACGCCTGCTGCATCAATATCGGCATTGCTTTTTAGTGTCAAAAGGGGATTAATTGGCGTTGAAAAACTGACGGTTACATTTTGATGAGTTTCTAAAACCGTTCGCGCCGCTTCTCTCAGCAAACAATTAAGCGCACCGGATGCGATTGCATCTGTGTTTTTTTGGCCAAAGAGTTTTTTTCGATACGTTTTAACCCGCCAATCTATATAAAGATTGTCCTCGTCTGCCGGTGGTAATTTATCGGATACCGTTACCTCTCCCGAATTATCAAACCCGGCTGCCGTGCCGAATAAGCGGTTATCGTCGATTTTATCGAATGTAATACCGCTTTCGTCGCTAGCCAATGAGTAGTTTAAAGCGCGCGGTATCTCGCCATAGTTAGTAACTGATGCGGGCGCTGTAACTGACAACTTTATTTTATGCGTGACAGTTTGCAGCCACCTTTCAGCCGCTTCAATATTGGCAATGTAGGCAAAGGCGTCCTGAGGTATTGCACCGGCAAAATATGCAGGCGAACCAAAATAGCTATAAAGCCCAGCAGGCGGCGGGTTTGTATATGATTTTGAGGCTAAAACACAGCTTGCCGGTATCGCCGACTCAATCATTGCCCGAGTCGGCAGCGAACTAAAATAAACCACAACCCAAGCTGCATAGGTATGCGGGATTCGCCAATCCAACTGATGCACGCGATGCCAGCCTATTAAATGCCGGTAATCCAGCTCGATATTAACCGTGTTGACCAGACTATGACGATCGGCAAATGTGGGTACGACATCACCAAACCAAACATTGTTATCGGTAAAAATAACCGGGTCAGTATCAGTCCATGACTGATACAAAACCTCGTTATCCACACCTAAAAAAAAATCCCCCTCAGCCGATTTTAAACACTCCAACGCGTAATCATAATTATCCTCGGGCGCTTGATAAATCGCATTAGACCGGTGGTGTGGGATAAGCGCATCAATTTGCGCGGTCGTAAGTTTTGAGAGCGTCTCTTGCAGCAGATCGGAGCAGGTTAAATTGAGGGTTTTGTCCGCCATGTTGATCGACGGCTTAATCACCACGCCTTTAAAAAGCTGAGCCGCGCCGCGCTGATCCTGGTAAGTAATCACGATTTGTTTACCGTCAAAATCAGCCGGATTGATAGCCCCGGATACCGGCACTATCGACACATCAGCCAAAGTGGCCGCGTTAACTGCCCGTCTGATTGCAATGCGCCCGGTCAACCGGCTGGAGTAATCAACCCCACCAATCGTCACACCTGCCGTCCAGTTGATAGACTCGGCAGGCGTACCAAATAAATTGGCATTGATAACAATATCGCGGCGGATATTAATGACATTAACAGCACTGATGACAATCGCGCGCAACACACTCGCCGCCCGCGCCATTTTTATCTCAATTGACCGGGTAATATCACGATAAGGCACGGACTCAATAATGATGCCACGCGTGATGTCTTTTAAAATCGGTGTATCGGCAATAAAAATATTATCTAAATCTGCATACTGATTGCTACCAACCGCCGCAAAAACCCCCAGTTCATCGCTCCAGGTAACGCCATAAATCTCAACATCAAGCGGCGATGCCCCGGCAGTCCAGGTAATTCCATCGGACGATTTAATATAATCAGTACTTAAAAGCCCGTAAGGTATTCCAGTCTGATAAGAATAACCGACGCCCAAAAATAATTGAGCACCAGGACTCCAGGCCATCGCCTTGATGGTTAGTTTTCCGCCTGACGGATCGGCTACGGATCTATTAGTCCATGTCGTGCCGTTGGTTGATGTTGAGACATAAGACGCCCCCGACAAGATGGTGCCGCCTGCGACTAAAAGCCCAAGCTCCTGACTCCATGCAATAAAATGAAGCGCGTCAGCTGAAACAATAGGGGATGCAATGCGCGTCCCCCAGGAAATATGACTTGCGCCGGTCCCTGACAAAAATATCGCCAAACCTGACGAGTCAGCCCCCCAGGCGACAAAACGATTTAAGCTTTCGCACCAGATTACGCCGTCAAGTTCTGGGTTGTTACTGGTTGCAGCGCTTAGCCCCAGCGTGCTCCAGGTGGTCCCGTTGGTCGATTTTTTTATGACAAATTTTGTACCCAGGCCGTCAGGACCAAGATCTCGGCCGACTGCAATAAATACCCCTAAAGAGGCACTCCATGCAATGCCCTTTAATTGCAAATATTGATCTGAGTGCGTTGCGGAAGACCACGTAACCCCGTTTGATGACGTTGTAATTGTGTTGGACCCATCGCCGGATTTAGTCCCTACCGCGACGAATAAACCAAGCGATGCGCTCCAGATAATATCATTATAGAGCACGCCAGCCGGTGTCGCTCTCGCCGTCCAGGTTACGCCGTCAGGCGATGTGATTACGCGCGTGTTAACGCTGCCCACCGTGCCGCTTGATACTGCGGCAAAAAGTCCAAGCTCAGGACTCCAGGCTATCGCGTTATAGGTCGCCCTGACCGGTGATTTATAATCACTAAAAACAATAGCAACCATCAGCTAAAACCCCTTTTTAAAAATCATACCTGCTCGCCTCTAATCCGCCAGCGAATAATACGGCCTTGGTCATCCTCGCTGGTGTCGATATCGGCAAAAACGGTTAAGACCGGGAAAAACTGGATGAAATAGCCGGTGGCTCCGGACACGGTGGTTATGGTTGCGACGCCGGCGGCGATTGAAACGGGCGACGGGACCAGCTCGCCGCCGACGATAGCGGCCGCATCGGGCAGGTAGTCGGTGTCGGTGCGGTAAGTGCCGGGTAGAGCGATCACGTTGCTCGCGCTGGTGATTGACCTGCGGGCAATGCTGTGGATCGTGACGGCTGCATCCCAGTCAATAGCGTCTAGGCCGGGCGGGTAAAAGCCGCTGCCGCTGATGTCGGTGCTGAGTTTTCGCCAGCTTGACATAGACACCGCCGCGCCGTTGCTGAGCCGCTTGATACTGCGCCCGCCGATGGGCGCAAAGGCTTGCGATATTTCAAAGCCTTGCGGGGGCGTGATATCGAGATTGTTGAATTTTAATGTCATGGTTTACCTTCGGCCTCGGGCCAGGGCTTCCCGGTTGATTTGCTCGACTACATCGCCGCTGTTAGCGGGTATTGTTTGCGCCTGGGAAATACCCGCGTTTATCTGCGCGAGTTTGACTATTAACTGATCAGCTTTTGAATTGATTTCATCAAAGTTCTCCTTGACGACGATATTCACCGGCTCAGCAAGCTCGGTTTTTTTGGATATCAACGCATCCAGCTTGGCTTGCTGAGGATCTACCTGGTCAGTCTGCTCCTGATCTGCGGGTGCGGCTTCAAGCTGTTTTTTAGCCAGCTCATCCAGGGCCTGCGTAGTATTTTGAATGGCAATCTTGTAGTTATCGATGGCTCGGCTTTTATCAAAATTAAGCGCGTCTCCGCTTTCAAATGCTTTTTTTTCTGCCTCGGCCACTGCAAAGGCGAGTTTTTCGGCCTCTTGAGCGGCTTTTACCGCCCCGGCGAAATCTTCATCGCGTAATTTTTGCTTAAACTCGGCGTTTTTGCGCTCCAGTTCCAGCTGGCGCTCATAACGATCATCGCCGGTTCTGTCGTCTTCTAGTGTGGCTAAATTTGCCGCGCGCTGTCTTTCTGCCTCATCGACCTGGTTGATTGCGGCGGCGGCATCTTTGATTTTGTTAGTGTAGAGGTTCCACGACTTAACCAGATCGCCGCTCGATGCCGTGCCGCTATCACGAATAGTGATATACGCACGTTTCGCAGCGTCCGCTGCTTGATTCAGTGATTTTTCAGACGCCCCGCCCAACAACGCCCACGCGCGCGTAACCTCCTCAGCGCTAATGGCAGACAACGACGCAGCCAGTTCGTCGGATTTGTTAATACCGGATTCAAACGCCTCCGAGAGCGCGGTTTGCATGGCCTTAAGCTCGCCATCGGTCAGTTTTTTTAACCCGGCCGCAATGCCCTCAATTGGCACCGTCGCGCCTTTGCCCCACTCCTGAAATGCGGCCAAAGCATCATCAGAGGCTTTGCCTATCTTTGTCATTTCATCGACAGTTAGGCCAAACGTGCCAACTAGTTGATTTTGAGATTTTGCCAGCTGATTAACTTCGTCATCAAAATCGCGCATAGCTGTAACCGTGCTACGCCAGACGCCCTCTTGTTTATCAAAAACAACCAACCCATCAGCAACCGCTTTATCAAGCTCGCGCATTGATGCAATCGACAGCCCCACTTGCTTGCTGAGATCGGCAAACATGTCGCCGCGACGCTTTAAAGAGTCGTCCAGGTCCTTTTGATCAATCTCGGTTTGCGCTACAACAGACTGCCATTCTTGATAAGCAGCGGCCACTTTAAATACCTGGTCAATCAGGACCCCATAAAGACTGGCTTTAGCTAATTTGGCCAGACCTAGCAGCGAAAGCGCTAGAACACTGACGCCGCTAGCAGCGGCACTTGCCGAGGCTATCAATGGCGAAAATACATTACCCAGCTTCGTGCCTGCAACCAATAGCGCCACAGTCTTAATATCATCAGCCAGGCTGACGATTAGACCTCCCGCACTTTTTATAGTCTCCGCAGTGCCCACAAAAAAATCACTGATATCCTCGGCTATTTTTTGCAGTTCGCCGGACTTGGCCATGCGCTCAACAGAGGCAAGCAAGCCCTCAATCTGATTTTTAAAATAATCCAGCGTGCCGGATTCGGCGATAGTATTTAAAAATTGCTGCCACGTATCGTTTAGATTGGAGACCAGGCCAACCCATGAACTCATCATTGCCTGAGACGCACCCTCTGACGACCGGCCAATCTCGGTAATCAACGAACGAATGACATCCCTGCCCAGCTCGCCTTTAGTCGCCAGATTGCCCAACTCCTCAGCGTTGCGCCCGGTAGCATTAGCAAGCAATTCCCAAACCGGCACGCCAGCATCAATCAGCTGCAAAATCTCCTCGCCTTGCAGCTTCTGTTTTGCCCATGCCTGCCCCAGAGCTAAAGAAATGCGCTCCAGCGTTTGCTGTTCTGCGCCCAGCTTTGAGGTTTGATCAGCAATTGCCTGAAGCGACCCATCCATAGGGTCCAGGCCAAAGTTTTTTAGTGTTTGAAATGCGGTAGTAACGCCTTCCAGGCCAAACGGAGTGGTGCGGGCAAACTCCGCAATCCATGAGGTAGCCTGCCGACCTTCTGAGACGCTTTTAAACGCCGCCGTCATCTGGTTGCCCAGCTTTTCGAATAGACCTCCTGTCTCCAGGATTGCCAGCAGCGCATCTTTTAACCCGTTGAGCGTCACATACGTGCCAATCAACGCAGTTATTTTGCCTGTTAACCCATCAAACGAGTCGCCCAGTTGCTCATTGCTATTTTGAGTCTCTGTATTGCTGGTTGCGACGCGCTCGGTTTCATCCGCCGCACCGCCCAACGCAGCGCGCACCTTGTTGATAGCTGACGTGGCCAAATCCTTGGCCGTTATCAGCAGTGATAGCGCGAGATTACGATCAGCCATAGATTCTTAATAGCCCAAAAAAAACCAAACCAAATCCAGCAACAATGCAAAGTGCCAATAAAAAAGAATAAACTTTATTTATTTTAGAGCACTCAACCCGGCATTCATTGATCATGACGCATAGCAGATCTACTCTGCGTTTATCTGCTTCACTATGCCATTGCATTTTTTCAATTTTGTCATTAAGCGCTTTTATCTCCGTCCAAAACTGCTCGTTTTGTGACTGCTGCTCTAAATGCTTGCCGTCTGATGCAGTGATTAGATTAGTTAAATAATCTAAGTTTTTGCGCGCATCATCAAACCGAACCCAATCGCCTAAAATGCCAAAACAATACCGTCTCATTATTCCCAACCCAAAAAAGGGGCGCTAAGCGCGCCCGAGAGGAGGTTACACATCATGCTGCGTACGGGGTGTAGGTTACAGGGTCATCGATATAACAATCCGCCGTTTCGCCGTCCATCAAGATACAGCTTCCGGTCATCTCAGCCGTCACGTACTCAGCATTGAGTAATGACAACTCATTTGACGGTGACAGCGTCACTTTAGGGATGCGGATAAACGCATTTTGTCCGGTTTCGCGGTTTTTTGCGGCCCCTTGCAGCAGTACGTCTTGCTTTGACTCGGTACCCACGCGGACGGTTGAGCCTGCGGTGGCGCCGTAGTTGTAGGCAATGGTGGTGCTGGCATTGTTGGCGATGGTGCCTGTGCTCAATACCATTATCGCGCCTAACACGCGGTCCATGACAAAATCAGTGCCCTCGGTTTTGGTCGCAATGGCCACGCCCGTCGCGGCGATATTGCCGTGATTGAGCTTGACCCAGATATCGTGACGCGAGGTAAATGTCTCACTGGCCACGACGCCCTGCGCTTTGGCCAGTGCGGCTGTAGTACCGAGCAGAATAAGCGCCAAAGTGGCCGCGTCGACCGCGTTAACCGCGAGATTAACCTGAGTCGCCAACGTGCGGCCCAGTGAGCCTCTGTCCTTGCCCGCCTGGCCGACGCGGAACGCCTGGCGGGTGATGGTTTCGTTACTCGCCTGGATGCTGAACGTGGTGGCCTCAAGCGGACCAATAATCTCTTTGGACAGTACGCCCAGGTTATAGCGTTGGACCACGAGGTCCGCTTCGTAAACAATACCTTGCATGATTTTTTACCTCTTTATATGTGGCCGTTATCTTGTAACCATTGCGCGGTAAACCTCGGCACGGTTACTTTGGTTCCGGCAATATGGATGATGCCCTCGATCTCAACGTCATGTTTTAATTTGACCTCGATATCATCGTCGGCGGGCTCGGGTTTTTGGGCGGTTTTTTCGGCCATGAGTTACTCCAGGGTAAAGTAAAGATTGGTACTAAAAGCGATGGGGAAATAAGCAAAGCCGTTACGGTACGTGATGCGAAACGGCGGCCGCACGCGGACCAACTCACTGAACTCATCGCTGAGTTTGTAGCCGCTGAGCGCGTTAAGCGTTTGCAGGATCAACTCGCCCAATGCAAGCCTACGCCCAACGCCGGATTTATCGGCAACATTGCGCACGACGATGACGACGAGCCATGTTTGATTGATGCGCTGGCTTTTGCCCTTGCGCGCGCCTTCCTCGGCTGAATCGTCGTAATAAATGACTTGTAACGCCGGGGCTGGCTGGGAGTTTTCGCGCACGCCTTCAAGATCCTCGGCAGACAACACATGCACATCGGCAATCTGTGTCTTGAGACGATCTTTAATAAGTTGCTCAGCCGCTAAATAGTCAGTAATCATGACCGGCAGCGGAGGCAAATAGTGCAAATGGTTTTCAAACGGTGCAACCCCTCAGCGAATGCGTAGGGGCAGTTTAATGGATTGTAAAACGGGGAGTGATTAGAAGGGCTTCAAAACCCGTCTAATTCTTTAGAAGAGAAAACGGTGGGTTGGCTAGTAAATTCGACATCATCGACGCCGGTGGCGGTGCTGACCGGGTAAAGATCCAGATCGCCGGCCGCGACGGCTTTTAAATAACTGACTGCCTCGCCGTACCGACGAATCACATGCTCAGTGGCGTGGTCGTCATACAGCACATAGCGGGCAATGTCGCAGCAGATCCGCACCAACCGGGCCAGGGCGGTCAGGTCAGTAATCGGCAAGGGGTAGCGCTTGGACAGGTAGTCGTCAATCTCGGACGTGGCATCGCTGATCGCAGCCGTCAGCACATCCGTATCAATCTCCCCCACCTGCGCCCGGTCCGTCAGCTGGATCAGCTCGGCCTCGGTAAAGCGGGTAATGAGGTCGTCGGCGGTGGCGTAGGGCATAAGTTATTTTTTAGTAAGTGTAGGGCGGTTTCGCGATAGCAAACCGCCGGGAGGGGTGTGGCGGATTGTCTGGCTGAGAATCCGCCTTACTTATTATCCTAAAATAGAAACAATTGAATCCCACAAAACAGCTGATTCAGTATCAATGCCTAATTTATTAGGATGCAGTCCGTCTGATGACAAATCTAATTTATAGCTCTTTCCATCGTGAGCTGTGTATACAGACGACCTATCAGCAATAATCGCTCCGTAGTTTGCCGCTATTGATGCTATTATCGCATTAAATTCATTGCGATAAACAGCATTCGGGTCAGTGTCTGAATTTCTTGGACACATATTAGCAATCACAGGTATCGTGCCATACAGGGCGCAGGTTTCAATGAATTTTAAGGTTTGATAGACAAGCCTATCTCGCCACGCATCCGTGTATCTATCCGTATCATTAGGTGAGCCGGCAGGAAAAATAGCCATAGACGGTTTAAATGCCGTAACTCCAGATATTGCACGGGTGAAATAGGTTGTCGAATTTTGATTAGCTATGCCGTAATTAATTAAAGAGACGTTCCGTGCTTGTTGTTGAGCCGTGCGTACTGATACCGATACGGCAGACGTTGAGTCTGACGCCAATTCATAAGCAAATCCCCCGGAAATTGAATCTCCAGCATTTAATATGGTGCTCACCTCAACATCTGAATGGATTATAAAACACATAGCAGCGCCCAGCGTAGACGAGCTGATAGTGCCGCCTAAATTAGCGGTTAAATCGCCGTTGCCAANCCCTACATCAACACGCTCACTGTCAAGCGTAGCAGTAGATTTTGTCGTGTTAGTCGCTCTTAAACCAATTTGGCCTGACGCATTGGCTATCCGTCCCATTAGTATATTGCCAGATCCACCGTCAGTCCTGGGAATTGATTTAATGTATGCTACGTCAAGCTCGGTAACAGATGGTATAACCTGCACCGCGCCGCCCGCTGACAATGCGGCAGGTATTGTAAAATCAGCCGCACCTGCCAGCGTAGCCTGTACTAGTGTCGTTGGCGTAAAGGGTGTTGCTGCATTAACACCAACACCTACTGATGCCCGAGCTCCTGCTGACGCAGTTGCTTGGCCATTAAAAATAACAGGCGTTACTGCATAAAAACCAAACGGCAGTAATAAAGATGTATGAAACGTCTGGGCTGTAGTATTCGTATTGCCACCGCCGCCTGCAAATGGTTTTGCTACAGCGCTCTGAAATTTAATCATGCTGCGCCGCGCAAATTTAGCCCCATCGCACCAATACTCACACCCGCTGACATCCCTAATCGGCCCAACCCCATACTCCCACGCCGGTGGAAAATCCGCCACCGAATCATAAATCCTGGGCTCACGCACTGTCTCTGGCTTATTACTCACATCAGCACCTATTTAACATCGTCAACTGCGGCAGCCTTCACGGCCTTGGCTGTCTTTTTAACCTTGGGTTTTACCGCAGCAACCGGCGTCATAACCTCGCCCGTCCCTGGATGCTCCTTAATCTCAACCTCAACCCGATCATCCAGCACCTCATAAAACTCCTCCGGTATAGACCGAGGCACCTCGCCCTTAATATCCACCCATTCCCCAGCCTTAAACTCCAGTGGCATCGTCACCAAAGACACGCCGTCGGCATCCCTGCCGACCACGTATTGACGCCGGTCATACTGCTCATTGCTTAGCCGCAGGCGGACGCCCGCTGGCATGCTAATTTTCTGTAAGGTTTTAATCAGCATAGCGGGCTCCTCTATTAAACAAACGTAGTCAAAACTGAACGCTGCCAATAGCCGTAGCCGACGTTACGCATGGCTTTGACACCGTAACGGTGCACGTCATGAGTAAACTCAAGCTCCGATCCTTCGGCAACCGCGGCTATTTTGATCGTCTCTTCTTCTTGGCGGATAAACGAGGCGGTCGGGCCGTCTGCTCTAAAGAGGGCAAACTTAGTCGTCCAGGGCAGGCGAGCATTAACCGCCAGGCGGTAAGTAAACCCGCCCAGGCTGCCTAACGCCTGAATTTGGTTACTCGTTTGGCCGATTACGGTAGCGCCCAATGCGCCCGCAGTGGCCGTCAAAAACGGTACCGGCACCATGACGATAAACTCACGGGCGTTCTCGTTCATGGGCTCGCCCTGGTTATCTTTAAAGCTGAGCAGCTGCTCGGTTGCTTTTAAAATAGCCTCTTGCATTTCGCTTAAGGTGGGCGCGGTCGTAACTGCGATATCGCTGGTAATGTCGTTAGACTGCGATCCGGAATCGTCTTCGACGTGATCGGTGTCAAAGAAAAACTGACCGTCGTAGCACACCGCACTTTCGCCGCTGACAATCAAAGCGGTTAACAGCTTGGCCCAATGCGAATTGGCACGTCCGGCCAGCTCGTTGATGCGGACCCTGATTTGTCCGGACTTGTCGCGGCGAATCCAGTCGACCGGCAACTCTAAAGTCGCCTCAAACTTTTTGTTGGGGATCGTAATCCCGTTCTCGGTCAGGCCCTTTGCATGACGGGCGCCGATCCATTCGCGCATTGCCGGGGATTGGCCCAGCCAGGCGTAAGTCTCTGACTCTTGATCCGACTGAAACATCATGCTTGCACCCGGCACCCAGGTATTGCCTATGTCTTGTTCGAGCGCCCGGTAAAACTCGCCGATGACCGCTCTACTCGTAATTAAACTGGCCATGTTGGCTCCTTATAAAGATCTAAGTGATACAGACTCAAACGCGACGGCTACTTGAGTGCCGCTGATGTGCCTTATGATTTTGCCGATAGTGCTGTTACTGCCCGATGTCAGCGTAAACGTGTCATCGTCGGACGCGTAGACCGTCGATCCCTCGTCCGTTACCGCAGTCACGCCGACCACATTCAAAACCGCCACGCCCTTGGCGCGTACATGCACGTTAGTTGCACCGGCTGCGCCGCTGGCATTGTTGGCCTGCGTCAAGGCAAAACCGGAAAACGTATCTGCCGCGACTAACGGCCTAAAATAGCCAGAGCCGTTTTCGCCTACCGCGGCACCCTCATAAATGATGTCACTGGCAATAACCGGCAAATCGGTGTCAAACTCGCTGCCGTGGATTTCATACGTGCGGAATTTGTCCGCTGCTAAAGTAGGCATTGTTTACTCCAAAATTTTGACTAAACCGGCCGCATCCGCTTTCGCGTAAGCCGCATAGGTTTCAAACTCGCCGAACTCGGCCCGTAGCGCCGCATCCCGGTTCCACTTGTCTTTAAGCGCAACCGATTGATCATCCGTGCCGGTAAAGTCGGTTTGCGTGTTGGGCGGGGTCACTTCGTTAAATTCGACTTGCTTCGGCATGGCTGCCAAAAAGCCTTTAAACCAGGCGAGTGCCGCTGTTTTGGTTTGGCTGTCGCCCTCGCCAAATTCTATCGTCACGCTGTCACTCAGAGTAGCCATAAACTCAATGGCTCCGGACTTGTCTTTAGGGAGTAAACGTCCTTGTTTGATAAGTCCCTCGGTAAACTCAGTCAGCTCACGCTTGTGCGCAGCCAGGCGCTGCTCGGTCAGCGCGTCTTTTTCCAGTTGCAAAGCGCTTTCACGTTCTGCAAATTCCGCTTGCTGTTGTTTTAACGCGTCCTTTTGCCGAGCCAGCTCGGATTTTTCGTCCGCCAGGCGGATCTGTTCTTCGGTTTCGGTGGTTGCGGCCATGGATGGCTCCTCTGCAAATTCCAGGATGATAAAGTCGGTGTCGTCGGTAAAGCTGGGTTCCGGCAGGCCTTTTATAGCCGGTGGATGCGCACCCAAAAAGCCAATATGGCGCAGGTAATAAACGCCGGGCTTAGGGTTGTTGGGGCTGTCGGGCGGATAAAAGGCGGCCGATATTTTTTTATAAAAGCCTGCATTAACCCAATCGCTAAACTCGGCCTTAACCGCGTCGGCGGTGGCATAAAGGATGCCGTCGGCAAACTCAAGCGCCCGCGTCCAGCCAAAAGCAGGATCATCCGTTTTAGGATGACCGATCACCAAGGGCGCGCGGTGCAACTCCGGATCATAGGCGTCTGCCATAGCAGCAACGTCCGCATCGGAAAACTCCAGCGTCAAACCGGAATTAGCCACATGACGGCCGGGTTTAAAAATAGCTAAAGGGCGAGTGGGTGTGTTCATGGGCCACAGGTTAAGCGATTAACCAGCGGTCAAGTATTGGAAGGACTTCGTAACGGGGGATTGTAGGGTGGTTTCGCCGACAGGCAAACCGCCGGGATAGGGTGACGCTTAAAGTTTAACGGTTTTTGATTTTGTCGTCATGATTTTGCGGCGTTTATTATTTTTTGGGTCGGGATAATGGATAACAAATCATTAATCGGTAGCACTCTCGTAATGGGGGATTGTAGGGTGGTTTCGCCGATAGGCAAACCACCGGGAGGGCGGCGGATTGCCTATCGGCGAATCCGCCCTACGATTAAATTGCTTTTTATTCGTCAGTTTCCATCGCTATTGCAAAATGCTCAGCAAGATACTGATGCTCTTCCTCGTAGCGAGCAACAATATCATGCTGATGCTGAGTAAAATGCATATTTGTATAAAACTGATAAAATGTTTCCATCCCTGGAACTGATGCCGATATTCCTTTCAAAATGTCGACATAGGCCAATGTCACGATAATCTCCAGTTGCGGTTTGCTTAGCTTTGTTTTTTTCGGTTTTGCGGTCATTGGTTTGCTCCTCGAAGCCTGATAAAGGCGTTTATAAACTGTTTAAAAGCGGTTTTTCGTTTTTTTTCTTAGCTGTGTAAGCGGTTTTTCGTTTTCGCCGCTTAAATCGCTTCTATTCAAAAATATCGTAATTGTCTATTTGCATTTGTCCGCCCTGGCAAATCGTGCTGATTTGCCGCTCGGTCAAATTGTATTTACGACACAAGGTAAAATTGTCCAGCCCGACGGCCTTATCCGCTTTTATAAAGGCATTACGCACCGCGCGCTTGGCCGCTTCCGCTTTGGGGATGTTCATTAACTCCCCGCCAAACGCCTGGCAAAACTTAACGGCATTTGCGGGCCCCAACGTTTGCGCCAAATGATGCTCAGCCGTTACGGTTTTGGGTACCGATAAATGCCCACCGGCATAATGACGCCAGATGCCCCACATGACCTCGTCACCGCAAAACTCGGCAATCTGCCGCAAGCTGGGCGGCAACAGATGCATGGGCAAGTGCGCGGGCGTACTCATGCGGTCTCGTCCGCCTCGCTGGCTTTTTTGGCTTCCGTGCGTTTTACCCACGACTTTAACGCCTCGATCACCCTGGACGCCTGGTCGCTGCTGATCCATTGCAATGCGTCGATTTTGTGCTGACGTTTGACAAACCCGGCAAGCGCACCCTCAGACGGATCGCGCACCGCGCCCAGCCGATGCAGCTCCAACCACAACGCCCGTATCATCCGGCTTTGTGCATCGTCCGCCAGTGCCCTTTGGCCTTTGCCTTTGGCCTTGGGTTTGATTTTAAACCCGGATTGCTTCATGGTTTCAAGGGCTTGAAACAACTGGGTATTACTCAAGGTGGTAGCTGAGTAACGCCCATCTTTTAGGCTTGCGCCCTGCATGGGCAGCCAGATGCCGTAATAAAATTCATCATCCCAGGCGAGTTGCTGCTTGCCAACGCTCAGCAGTGTGTAAAAACGGTTACGGTCAAAGGCTTTGGGTTTCTGGTCTGTATTCATGCGCGCCTCAAATGCCGTAGGGCTTGACGTTGACGATCGCCCGGCTTTTATGCGGCTCCGCGTTGCGACTGATAAAGCACGTTGCAAAATGGTTGTCAAAAGTCTCACGCTTGGCTTCCGGTTTGTTATTCCGGTACCAGTCGAAAAACGCCGCCATATCCGACGCACTGTAAAGATTGGCCGGTTTACCGCCTTTTTTCGGTATGCGCCGGGCTTTAACGGCCGGGAATTGGGTTGGGTAATTGCTTTTCAGACTGGCTAACAAGTAAATGTTTTTAAGGCTAAACAGCACAACCGCTTGTTTGACCGTGATCAGTTCGTCAGGTACTGGGGCGCGCAACTCGGCCTCTTGATACGCGCCTAAAAAAACCGACAGTTCATCACGGCTGTAAAGGTGGGCAGGCTTACCGCCTCGGGGGCTTACTTGGCTGCCGCGCACTTTCGGAAAGCGAGTGGTGTGCTTGGTTTTAAGGTTTGACAAGACGTGGCCGTCTTTTAGCTCAAACAGCGTTGCCGCTTGGCTTAGGGTAATCAGTTCGTCAGTCATACAGGCTCCAGTTAAAAGGTTTTAAGGGCGTCGCGCAGCAAGGTTTTAATCTTGGCCAGGTTCGCGGCGGCTTTGTCTTTTGGGTATTCCGGTACCGGCAAGGCCGCTTGCGGGTATTTCCGCTCGGGCATCAGCGGCTGCAACTGGGCCGGGCTGGGCCATCGGGTTGCGTGACTCGCCAACGCGACAAACGCAGCGGTCAGGCGCGGCCGGTCCAGATCCTCCTGCCAGCCGATCGGCCAGTTTTTAATCACCCGGTACCAGATCGCGGCCGTGTGCGTGACCGTTTCCGCACTCGGCCCGCCTTCCAGGTGCAGCACTACCAAGGCTTGCAGGCCTCGCGCTACCGATTGTTTAAGCCAGTCATCACTCATGGGTAAAATCCTCCAACGCTTGCAAGGCCTTGGCGGTTTTACTAGTTGCCGGAGCAGGGCGCGGCCTGTCCTGCTCCGGTGTTGACAGGTAGTCGCCGGTGGAAAGGTAGTTCTCTAACACCTTTTTAAGGTAGTTGTGGTTGGCTAAGGGCTTGCCGCCTTTGCCTTGGAGGTTATCAACTGTAGTCCTCAGCGCCGGAACCACCATTCGCAGATCCGCCAAAGCCAGCGCCTCTTTAGCCAGGCGCAACGCCTTATCGTGAGACAAATCGCGCGACTCCGACCTAAACAACCCCAGGTAACTGACCAATGCCGTGCCCGCGTCGGTATTCAGCCGGGTAAACACCCCGACCAGCTCCCGCGCGGCTTCATCCTGGCAGATGGCCTCCAGGCTCAAGCGGTGATGACACACAGGGCAGCGGTTCAATTGCATTAGAGCCTCGCCACGTCCAGGCTGATCTGCTCGTACTTGCCCTCGTTGCCGGTCCGCTCGTACAAGCGCAAGTAGCTTTTTGACGACACCACCTTGATGCTGTCCTTGATGGCCGCCATCGCCGACTGCCAATCAGCGTCGTCAATTTTCAGGGCCAGCAAGCCCAACACGCGGCCGGTGTTGATGTTGCCTTGTTTGTCCGTTTGAAAGGCATGCTCGATCAACGCACGGACATTGCTGGAGCTGTCGGCGGTCCATGCGTGGATACATTTGTCAATCAGCCCCTTGGCGATCTGCAAGCGCTCGTCAAAGATCAGCGTGTCTTGTACGTCGATACACAGCCTGTAGCGCCCGTCAAAGCTGCTCAGCTGCAGGTTGCCCTTTCTGCCGCCGTAGACCGTGCCGTACTGCTCAGCGGCCAGCGACATAAACGCGTCGATGTCACTCAAGGCGCCGTCTTTAAAGTTTTTCAAAACGCCTTGTACGTTGGCAGCCCGGTTGACAATGCGCACGACTAAATCGTCGCGCAGCAGATCCAGCGAATCAATCTTGTCGATCGGCACCAAATGCCCTTGGCTGTTGCTCTTGTAGCCGCTGGGGATGGTTGCGGGGGTGGTTATCTCGCTCATAAATCGGTCCTCTGGTTGATGTAAAAAAGCGGCTCCCGGTTGGGAGCCACTCGGGTTAACGGTCTTGCGTAAATTCTTCGGCGTGCGGGTCAATGTCGTACTCGCGCGCGCCAATCATCAGGGCCATACCGATCATGCCCAGCGTGGCACCGAAACAAAAAAACAGGATTGCAATCAGCCACATGATAAATCTCCTTAAGGCTTGATCGGTTTGCGCCACACGACTTCGGCAAAGATGCCGACCGGCAGCGCATACGTTTGATAATGGCCGCTGGCACCAAAGCCCTCCGCGATTTTTTCCGCCATTTCCAGACCGTCCAAAAATTTGAAATACACAATTTCAAGCCGAAGCGGCGCGCCGGGCTGGGTTTTAATGCTGACCACTTCGACGCGGCCAACGCCCTGACGGCGCAGCTCCGACACACAGGCATTGATCACGGGCGGAATGTCATACAGCGCGGTGCGTTTGGTCGCTTTGTCAGCTAACGATTGCCCTGACAGCGCGGCAACCAACAGGTCAGAGCGGGGTTTTGTGTGAGATAGTTGTTTCATGATTACGCCTCCTTGATTAAATCAGCGCTGACTTTTTCAAAGCCCAGTTGCGCGGCCTGATTGAGTGCAGCAGTGACGAGGTTATTGACCATCAGCGGGTACATCAGGCTGATGGTTTCGCGGGTTTTGCCGGTGGACTTGCTAAAAATCAGCCGGGCGCGGATGGCGTCCATAGCATCCGGCTCAAAGAGATTGGCAATGTCGACTCCGACGCGGTTGAACTTAAACTTAACGTAGCCTTCCAGGTGTGCATCGAGCGGCGGCAGCTGGACCAGTTCGCAGCGCTGCACGACTTCGCGTACATCCGGCGCGGACTCGGACAGCTTAGTTTTAAGCTCGGTCTGACCGATCAGGATGATCGATATCAAAGGCTTCATGCCGTCTTTTAGCTCGTAAAAGCGCTTAAGGTGCTTGAGGGTTTGCTTGTGCAAGCCGTGAGCTTCTTCGATAATCAGCACATGCGTGTTACCGCCCCGGCGGCTATCCTTCAACAATTTATGCAACTGAGCCGCCTTGGCCTCCAGGGTACGCTTTGGGCTTTCCAAGGGCGTCAATGCGCGGATCATGGCATCGGCGATCGAGGCAGCTTTCAAGGGCTTGCCTTTTTGGTCGCTGTCTTCCATGCCCAGAACGTAAGGGGCCATGACGACGATAGACGCGTTTTCGCGCAAGATGCGCTCTTCCAGGTCTTCGCGCAGGGTGGATTTACCCGCGCCGGATTCGCCAATAATGGCAAGGAACCCGCCAAACTTGGCCGTGCTCCACAAGTGTTCCCGCACCGCGCGGGCATCGGGCGGCAAGAACAGGTCTTCCGGATCCTGCACGTCATCGGTAAACGGGTCACGAAACAGGCCGAATTGTTTTTTAGCCTGTGGTGATAATGTTTGTTTTCGTAGTAACATGTCTGCGACCTCCTCGGTCAGTGTAGGCGTGGCGTTATCCGCGTTTTCATTTGCTGTCTCGGCTGTTGGCGCAGTCGAGACGGCTTCATAAAGGGCGTTAAAGGGGCCAGCAAGGCCCATTCGCATCAACGCCACATCAATCGATTGTTGCAAGTCGCTGCGTGTAGGGGTGCTCGGCCATTGCTCATGATTTAACAGTTGGGCCATGGTTGCCGGACTGACGCCCACGTCACGAGCCAAACTAGCCTGACTAATCCCGTGCGCTAGCAAATAGCGTTTTAATGCAAGCACGACACGTCTCCAGGCTTGGCGACAAAGTCCGGATCGCCGTGCAGCTCAAAATAATCATCAATCGCCTGATCGATCATGTTGCACAGCGCTTGGGCGTGGCTGTCCGGCTCGGCTTTGTCGTTTTGAAACTGGGTAAAATTAACACGCACATTCGCCACGTCATCCGCTGTGGGCTCCCGGTCCTCGATCACAATGACAATCTTCATGCGTGTACCTCCGGGATTTTTTCCAGCGCTTTACGAATCAAGTGCTCTGAAAAAAAGGTATCAACTGATAAGGTCCGCAAAGCCGCTTCATACTGCACATCGGTGCAGCTGCGTTGCAAAATCAGCAGCGACTGGCCCAGCTCATCAATTGCCGCCCGTGCGGTGCGCAACTGCTTGCGGACCCGGTCTTGTGCCCAGCGTTGCCGCGCCAGTATCAAGGCAGACTCCTGCACGGCCGCGACACTGGCAAAGCTGCCCAGCTCGTCAAACAACTGCCAGGCCAGCAGCTCAACACACGTCACGCTCAAATAACCTGCATGGATTTCCGGCACGGTAAT